GATCTTTAGATCCATCTTGTGGTCCGATACTGTTCTTAAGGTACGCTCAGTACCTTTGCTTGAAGACCGAGTATCAATACGACATACACAGTTAAAGTATCTACCAATTTTAGTAGACAACTTTGAACCAACGCTAGTAGGATATGCTTTAGACACACCCATATCGCCCTCCATGTATTGCATATGTGTAGTTACTACTACATTGCACGGTACTTCTGAACCTGTTATATACTGAATAATATGTTGCACATCACGTGCTGCAGTTCCCCACTCGGGCTGACTTGGTTGGTCAGTTGGTTTCTTATTATTAAAAACCAGGGCACCACGTAACGCTGCCTCTCCCATTAATGTTAAACTATCTATAACAAGAACATCTTTGTTAGTCCAGTTTTTAACTGTACCAAAATCTTCGTCTCCATCTTTCCAATTAGTAATCATCTGAACACCTTTACGAAAAGCATTCGCTTGTCCTAATCCATCTTTTAATGTGATGAATGATACATTACTAACTGCGTCTTTATTTAAAAACTCTGGTAAGATGGATAGTCCATCATCGAAATCTAGTATACGTAAGTTATAACCTGCATTGGCAAGCGAGGCAAGTGCTGATGTTTTACCTGCCCCACTATCTCCAACGAGCATTAACTTTGTATACTCTGCTGATTTATGTTTACTTATGTTTGCCATTTTTGTCTCCTGTAAATGAAATGTTATTGTAACACAGAATTAATTTCGTGTCAATCATTTTCTTTCTTCCAATAAAACTTTGCCTAATGCATATATCATAAAGCCTACACCTATTAAAGCAAGTAGTATTAGTATCAATAATATATTGGTAAGCGTCATAGCACTAACCCAAAAAATATATTTAAAACTACAAGCACGGCTATTATATTTAATAACGAACTGGTATTGTTATACCAACTGCGTGGTGCAGTATATGGTTTTTCTTTATATTGCTTTTGCATATTCCTCCTGTAAGTCTGGGTGTGGTTCTTTATCAAAGTCATTGTCCAGGAATAGGTTACGCCGGGACGGTGATGCCGAACACACTTCTTTAAATCTACAACCACCATAGTTGTTACACGCAGTAAAATCCGCAGGATAATACTGCTTGTTAAAATAATTAGTTGATACATCTAGTGTATGCATTGCGTCTTTATACCACTCATGAATTAAATCTGTTGGTACATTATATACACTACGATTAAACCTAGTAAAGTGAACGCCTGTTTGAACTGCGTCAATAATAAATCCTGCTACGTCCAGGCCTAGCACTTCTCTAGCAGCCCAGATGTAACTGAACACTTGATTGTTAGGCATGAAGTTACTAAAGTAATTAGAGTTAAGTGTACTCTTTGTAGTCTTTACATCACATAGATATAACTTACCCTCTAGCTGTACGACTTTATCAATACGACCAGAAAATCTATAATCTCCATTACCAAATGGCACTTCAAATCTTTGCTCAAGACATGGCGACCCATCTGGCATAGTTGCTATCTCAAATAAATCTTCCCAATATTCTTCCGCTCTCCATACAATAGCACGTAAGACAGCAGTTAATCCTCGTGCTTTATCTTCAGATAAGTTTAATGACTCTCCAAATTCCAGGAGAACGTGCTTGATACTGGCAACCACAGCTTCTTCCTTACTTGCCCCCTTGAATTTCTCTGCATCAAGGACTTCAAATCCTTCGTGTACAGCAGAACCAAAACCTGTTGCCATACCATAAGTCTTTGACTTGTACCCCTGTAAGTTTGTATAGTTATATAAACGGGGGCATGATAAGAATGATGATAGACTTGAGGTATCCCATATCTTTTGGATAGGGTTACCGTCTTGTAGTATAAACTTTTTTAATCTATCTGGTTGTTCCATTATGTCTCCTTTACTAGCATATCTAGTACATTGGTTTCAAATTGTTTCGGCTTTGTTCTTGCCGCCTTGCTGGTGATACGCTTACCTGCTTGCTCTGTGGCCCTGATGTTTTCCCTGGTAGCTTTAAGATATTCCACAATTTTATTTATGTCCTCATCATTTTCAGCTAACTCAAGTGGGTCTTTCTCTAATAAGTCCACAGGTATTTGTAGTTCTTCTGGTTTTTCTTCGGTCATATTCTCTCCTATTTTTTTCTTACTTTTAATCTTAATCGTATTCGTCTACGATTCTTTCTCTTGCGAGAACCTATCTTTCGTCTCCCTTTATGCCCCTTTCTTTTTAAGTCTGCTCTACTCATTGCATTTTATAGGGTCAATAATTTTACTGCAATAAAACTCTTGTGCTTTTTTCTTATTAGATTCTTTCTTTAAGTTTTGTTTCTTAATTATCTTTTCTTTTTTCTCTGGGTTCTGCTCACTCTCTAAAACTATTTTAGCAGTTTCTTTCGCAACAAAAAATGTGCAACCATATAAATTTCCTATCATAAATAAGACAAGGATAGTTGTCATTAACATGGTAATAAAATAAATAAAGTTATTCATTTAGTTTTGTAAAGGTTGGTTTGTTTTGCCCAGGAACTGGCATGATAGCACGCAGCTCTGCATCAGGACTAGTGATAAGTCCTTCTGCTACATCAGGTGTTACATATCTTACTACATACTTACGCAGTTCTTTGCTCCACACTATACTAGCTTTCTTAAATAGTTCTTCGGCTTTGTCTTTACTTTCAGCTTCAACTATCCAATGCTGTGTATACATATGTGATGTCACTACATCATACTTCATGCTGTACCTCCGTAATTAAAATCTTTAAAGAGTTCTTGTTCTTCTTCCTCTTTTTTCTTATTAGCTTTTTCTAATTCATCTGCTATCCTTGTTAACTGAATAACAATATTCATTAGATGTTGCTGTGTCGTTGTGTGATTTTTCATAGTGTCTCCTATTTAAAAGTTAATGATATACTATTATAAGAAAATGTCAAGCACTTTCTTACACATACCATGTTAATATTCCAACCAAGAATATAAAGATAGCTACTGCATTAACTACCATCATTGCTCGGTCATGCCACATATAACCTACAACAAACCAACCTGTCACTCCCACTAAATGAAAGCCCAAGTTGATAGGTGTAAGGTCAAGGGCTGTTAATACCATACCAATTAATAGTATAATACTAGCAGTCCATTTAATATACCAAGACGCTCCATATCCTGGTGTTACTTTATGTATTTTCATTTCTCTCTCCTTAATGTAATGTTGGTTTAACTAAACTCCCATTCTTTAGCCAATCACTTTCGTCTATATCTTTGTCGCTTTCTATGTATGCTTCAATCATTGGACCTTTCTCTAAAAGGTTTGCCGTAGTTGCTGCTAACATATGTAATGCCTGGGTACTGCCGTGTTGTAGTAATATCATTCGTAATGATAACTCAAGCATTGCCCCATTAATAATTTCTCCTGGATATTTCTTTGCTAATTCTACAATAGGTTCTTTCATATCGTCAATACAATTTGCAACTAACTTATCCAATTCTTTTGCTGTTTTAAATTTCATAATACCTCTCCTTTGTCGGTAGTTAAAGTTAATTTTTCTTGCTCTAAAGCATTAGAAATTATTATCTTATCCTCATCTGCTGTAATTTTAAGATGAGAATACTTATGTTCATCTACTTCATCATTGCTTTTCATCTGCGTATGGTATGCTTTCATAAATTTATACATCCTCATCTTTAATGCAAATGGTTTAGCAGATGGTATGTGTAGATATGCGTCATCATTATCTACACTATCTAAATAGTCTACTGCTTTATCCAATGCGTCTGATATATCTGTCGACTGCAATAAATTCTGTGTCTTCGGATTCCAAGTCATACTCCTCCTGTCTGTATTCATAATCATCATAGTCTATATCCACATCTGGTTTAGCTGATGATTTATTTTTCTTTGGGTCTGCTAATTCATACCCATCAATCACGAAGTCTCCTTCGTCTAGGATATCATCTTCCAATTCCCAATCTCGACGATAAGTCTTGCGACTTTCTTTTACTCTTGGTTTATACTGTGGTGTCATTAATTCTTTTGCCACAGGATTATTTTTCTTTTTCATAATTCCTCCTATTAGTAAATAAATATACACTAAAGCATAAAAACCCTAATGTCAATAAGTTTGGGGCAAAAAAGAAACTCAATGCTCCCATTAAATAAAATCCATATATGCATATGTAAGTTAATATTCCTCCTACAACTGCCATGACAGTACTCCTTTCTCATCTGTAATATTATTCTTTGTTCCTGCTTTCATAAGTGAATCAGTATGTAGTTCTCCCATTGGATTAACATACATGATAGCCAGGTATTCATCTCCTTCGCAGGTGACATCTACCAGAGTAGGTGTGTAGTCTGCGTTAGATTCCATACGATTAATGTAGTCCATAGTAGATAGTGATACTTCATATAAGTCTCCTTTAATATATCTTTGGTGTTCTTCAAGTGGATTAATATATGCTATGGGAAATGCATTACTATAATTAATCATACCATATATTGATTGCATAGTCTGTGCTTGGCCCAGGTAGTTACTCCCGTTTACCAGTCCATCCAGTCTGCCCCCTTGTTTAAGTGTGCCATAGGTAAACAGTCTAGTCTTATGCCCCATACACATTCTCCTTTGGCTCTAGGTTTTCTTTAAGTTGTACACATGATAACACACATGATTTAGGTATGGTACACCCACCTCCACCACATTGTGAGTCCTCGTCAAAGGAAGATATAAGTATAATATTGTCCTTTGTTTCTGTCAGTATCCAACCAACACAAGATACAGGTCTTAACACTTGCTTGGTTAACTCCTCTAGTTCTTGCCATGTATTATCATCTGACATTGCGTCAAGCCATTCGACCTTAACTAATTTAAGGTCAGATAACTTATATGTTTTCTCTACCATAAGTCTCCTTTCCTGTCAACATTTTATTGACAATTATTTATTTTTTCGTAGCATTTCTGCTACTTTAGTTTTGAAATCAACAACATTTCCAGGAAACTTAGGACCTGCAAGGTTTGCACTCTTCCCTGGATTTGCTGGTGTTTCTAGTTCTACAATGTAAGATCCATTGTCTAACCAAGTCTTTGCCACTTGTTCTCCTTCATTATCAAGTACTCTTTTCCAAGCATCATCCTTTCCTTCTGCTTCTACTTCGTACTTACTCTCCAATGTTTCCCAAGTTGTCACGATATACTTCATCTTAACCACCCATAAAACAAAAGTGATACACCTATTATGATAGCTACTGCCCCTAATGTAGTAGCTAGTGCTAACATATTAAGTGTGAAGTCTGTCATCTTATCCCAAGATTCTTTATCTATATCTTTAGGATATTTATTTTTATTGTTCTTCGTCATAGTCATTCCTTTCCATATATTGATCTATTTCTCTAGCGACTTGTCTTAATCTTTCTTCCTCTTGTGGTACTGCCCCTAACATTTCATCTATCTGTTCATGTAATGGTCTTGCCCCTAATGAATAGTATTCCCAGGTATCAATTGCTTGGGCCGCAGCTTGGGCCGCGGCTTCCCGTTCCTGGATTCTTTTTCTTTGCTTTGCTTTAAAGTCTTGGCTTTTAAAAAGCTTTTCTCTTTTCATTGAAAGCTTGGGGGCATAACAAAATAACACTCGTCTCCCAATGAGAGATACTGTCACAAAGTAATGAGTCTCCCCCATTAATTGATTTAGTATCCACTTGTTCCACCTGTTCTTATGGTCTCTAGCATTATGCCTATGTCTTAAGCGATAGTATCTAGGTATCCCGTCATTGTGAACTTTGGAAATTACCTGATGCACTACATCAGTTCCTGGATCTACACACTCCTCATCTATAATGTT